CCGTCCTGGCCATAAATTACTGGCTTCAAAACGCGCGATGTGACTGTGGCCATGCCTTCTGTGATTGGTTTGATCACCGCCGCATGCACCGTGCTGGCCAGTTGTTTCCCGAACTGACCTGGCTTGGTGAGCAGCGTATTCCACAGTCCCTCAGTGTCTTTCTTGAGCACTTCGAGCTGCTGCTTCTGAAGCTCAAGCTGCTTGAGAAGAGACTCTTCCGCGGCCTCGGACATCTCTTTCTGGAGGTCCTTCTGCGCGTTGGCGAAGAGTTCCTGCTGCTTATCGTGATCGGACTCTTTGGAGATCCGATCCGCGGCGATTACCGCCAGTTGCTTGGCGAGATCGATGCGGATCTGGTAGGAGTCCCGGATAGCATCCATGCCGGTGGCGCCGCTGGCTTGAGAGATTTTCAAGGCATTACCGGCCGTGCGGTTCAGCGAGTCCTTCTGGGAATCGTACTGGGTGGAGTAGATGCGCTGGCGGCTTTCCTCATCCTTCTTTGCCTGAGCGTCGCGAGTTTCGCGGTCGGCATTGTCTTGCGCAATCGAGGACGCCATCCACCCCTCGCCCTTCATTCCCCGATCCAAAAGATTGACGTGGCTGAGCCCCGTTTCGCCCTCGGACATGGACTTCGCGGTAAGCGCATCGTTAGCCTTATTCAGTTCGAAGGCGACGTGCGCATCACCGCCTTGCTGTACGGCAATCAATTCGGAGGCCGTGGTTCCCTTGGTTGCGAACCCCTGCTTGATCAATTGGTCGGTCGCATAGTAAATCTTGCCGATGGCGCTCAGCTCCGCCTCATCGTCTCTCCTGTTGAGTTCCGCCGCCGCGTGGCGCCATTGAGCCAACTCTGTGACTTGATGCTTTTCCTCTTCGCCCGCCTTTTTCACGGCTTCAATCTGAGCCTTCAGCCCCTTGACCTTATCGTCCGCCGCTTTGTAGGCTTGCGCATCCGCCAGTGGAGTAATGCCAGCCTGCGGCCCTTCGCCCAGCCCGGAGCGCACTTTCTCCGCGTCGCGCAACTGGTCTTCCAGGTTCTTGTTTCCGTAAAACTGCTTGATGTAGGCGTCGGCCTTCTGGCGCGCGGCGATCTTCTGCGCGCGGTCTCCATCTTCGTCGCCCCATTCGTCGCCGGCGGCGGGTGAGGCGCCCATGGGCACATCGACGTTGAAGAACTTATCGAATGAATCGACTATCTTGCCGCCGATCTTGAGGATGACGTTCCAGGTAGCCGCTAGCGGCTCCATGAACCCGCGCTTGAAATGCTCCCAACGCTCTCCGGTCTCGGTGAGAAGGTCGCGGTAGTCCTTCCACTTCTTGATGTCTGCGTCGGTGGGCGCGGCGAAGCCATCCGCTTGAAACTTCTGGACGGCCCCGGCCAGTCCCACCATTACCGGTATGGCGTCTATCCCGGCCCGTTTAAACAGATCGATAGCCGCCGCGTCGCGCTCCATGCCCACTGGCATTTTGTTCAGCGCTACGGAGAGATCCATCAGGACTTCCGATGTGGATCGGAGTTCGCCGGTGAGCTTGTCGCGCAGATCGACGCCCATGCTGGCGAGGGTCTTGCGCGCCTTTTCGCCGGCCATGGAATTCTCTTCGCTTGCCTGCGAAAGTCCGCGCATGATGCGTTCGTACACTGACGCATCGGACCCAGCCATCTTCGCGGCGAAAGTGAACTTTTCTACTTCATTGACGGCCAAGCCCGTCTTCAAATGGACGTTCTCCATCTCAAGTCCAAGCTCGCCCAACGAAGTAAAGGACTTTTCGGCCGCGAATCCCAGCGCCAGAACCGCGCCCGCCGCAATGCCCGCGCCCATCGCCATGCCGCCCAGGCTGGCGATAAACTTACCGCCTTCTACTTGCCCGTAGGCCATTCGGCCTTCGAACACGTCCTTGATTCCAAGGCCCAGCTTCTGCCATGCCGGTCCCGAGGTTTCCGCCGCCGCAGACGATATCCTTGCGGCTTCCGCCGCTTCCTTCTCAACCCGAATTCGTTCAGCGAACGATTTGGTGATCGCGTCAATCGCGCGCGGAGACTTCTCCCACTGAGCGAGGAGCTGGGCCTGTTGCGCCATCAACTTATCAACGCCAGATTTGCCATACACGGCGGACTGTTGCTCCATCGACTTCACCATACGGTCGATGGAACTTCTGGACTTGTCCACCACGCGGACAATTGTTTCGCCATGGACTTGCCAGGCCTTCCCCGCCGCATCGAGCACGGTGGTGGTTTTCTTTTCCACCCCATCAAGAGCGGTGTTGGCGCGCGCTGCCGCCGCTACCGCAGGACGCTCATCAATTTCTAAAACTATCTGCTCTTGATCCAAAATCAGGCCGCCTTCTCGGTGCGCACAACCCGCGCGAATTTGGAGACCGTCTTAACGACCGATAGCAGATATTTTTCATCTGTCGGTGAAAGTCCGAACTGCTTTTCCCGCTGATTGTTGAAGTGCGCGATTCTATCGCCTTCCGGACTGATGAAGCCAATCACCGCGCGATTCTCGCTGGCCGATTTCACCTTCATGGACCGCATGGTCAGGCCGCGCCAGGTCCAATCGCGGATCGGCTGCAGCCCGCGCGCGATCTTGTAATCGGGATAGCCGCGCTTGCCGTTGCGGCCCGGCTTCAGCGGCTTGGCCGCCGCGTCCTCGCAGTTCACGCCCGCGCGGATGCGGCCCTTGATGTTGTTCAGGGCGTCCTGCGCGATGGCCTGCATATGCTCGGCCGAGAACGGCCCCACCACGAACCGGGCGCGCGTAATTCTGGTTTTGAAAGCCATTAGTGTTGTGGTTTCTTTTGCTGATCGCGTTGATAGCGATCGCGCTCTTCCTTGATCACCTGCAGTCCCTTGACTTCCTCGGCCGAGATCTCGCTCCACGGGACGGCAAAGTTAGCGCAGGCAAACTCCAGCTCCAGCACGCGTTCGAACAACCTGCCGGCCGCCGAATGCGCGCGAACATATTCCAGCTCATGCACTGGGCATCTATCGCACCGGGACACCGTAAACAGACGCCCGCCGCACTGGGGACAACTCCCAGGAACGGAAGTATCTTCCACTTCGCTCTCCGCGCCGCACTTGCTGCACGTCACGCCGTTGGCGTCGGGGCAATCGCGGCCGGCATCTTCGCCGCCATTGCAAAGCTCGCTGGCGCGCACCAGGTGGTAGACCAGCAAGCGGAGCGGTACCGGAGCCGGCCAGTCAGCCGGCGTTAAGAGTTTGGGTCAAACGACGGGTCGAGCTCCTCCATCGCCTGCACCACTTCCACCACCGCGGCGGACTTGTGATGCGGCGGAACATCGGCACATCTGAATGCCGGCGCGTATCCCTCGATCTTCTGAGACACCGAATCGTAGAGCGTGACAGCCGGCTCGATGCGGTACCTCAGCTCTTCCTGTCCGTGTGCGAGGTCGGTAGATGCCACCACTGCCTTGCGGTAAAAGGACACATCGCGCATGGTGGGAATTCCGAGAGTGTGAATGGTCTCCCCAAACGGCGTTTTCAGGGTGATCCGGTACCCGTCGCCCGCGCGCTCACAGTCCGTGACTTCGCAATAGGTCAGTTTCGAAATGGCGTTGGCCGCTTCGAACTCATCGAAATCGATGCCGCCCTTGTCCTGCCTGATCGCATTGAACAGCGCCAGATCGGCCTTCATGTTCGGGATGTATTCGGTTTGCGATTTCCTTCTACCCAGCGGCCGGCGGATGGACTTCTGAGCGCTGAGCCGGTCGATCATCTGCTGGCTGCTGGGCAGGCCCAGCACGGCCGTTTTGGGCGGGTTGGCGACTTTGACAGGCACGCCCCTGAGCGGTTCCCCGCCCTCTACTTTTACTTCTGGCAAATCTCCGTACAGCATGCAATTTCCCTTTCTTGTTTTTGGTTAGTTCGTAAAAGCGCCGGACCCTCAACGGCACGGAGGATGCCTCCGGCCCGGCGCGGGCTTTAAGGGCCTCTCGTTTCTGCGGTATCATTGCCGTGTTGATCGCCCCGCCGCGGGCGTGGATTGAAACTACTGCGCGATTCCAGCGATCCCGCAAATCGTGGCCACAGTGAACACCCCGTTTGTCACGTTGTTTTCCGGCGCGCCGGTTATGGTGACGGCCACGATGCCGTCAGATTCCGTGTTCTTCGCCATCTGGAAAGCCATCTGCGGAAAAGTGAAGGTCACAATGTTGCCGGCGTCGTGCTGCACTGTGAGGACAGCGGTTCCCGTGGTCTGAGCGATCAGCGTGGCGTATTCCGTCGAGGCTGCCAGAAGCCGCGTGGTGAACTGGAAGCTCGGGACGCGCGTGCCGACCTCCATCCGCCCGCGCACCTGCAGGCCGTTCTGGAGCCCCGACCCGGGGAAGAAGCCGGCGTTCAAGAGCAGGTTGTTCTTCCAGCCGATGGATCCGGACAGAATGCGCTTCGTCCCGACGTAATCCACGCCGTTGACGGTGAGCGTCGCCGATGCGGCGAGCATGTTGTTTTCGACCGTTAGGGCCGGAACAACCACTCCGCTGGGAGTGGTCACGAGTCCGGAGCCCACCCAGTTGACCGTCATTTTCGAGGACGCGCGGCCGGGTCCCGAGTTGAAGGAATAAGTGAAATCCTCGACAGCGCAACCTACATAAAGGTTGTCGATCGCGGCTCCGCCGCCCTCCGATACCTGCTCGCAAACCGAGAAGTACGGAAGCTCCAGCGTCGTTCCGGGGTTGATGGGAGTGAGCGTATAGGCGCACGTGGGGGCCGTGCCGGTCTGCACGACGTTGCCCAGCCCAAAGGCCGCCGCCCAGGTCACAAACTCGGCCGAAGCGTACTTATCAAGCGCGCTCGACACCTCATAATGCGAGGGGTAAGTGTTGGCGATAAATTCGTTCCCTTTGCCGATCTCAGCCGCGTCGTTTTCGAATATTGGCTGCGGGGAGGTTACGTCGGCATTGTTTTTCATGAACCTCAGAAACGTTGTGCCGGCTGTGGCAATGTTGGACTGCTTCCCCTTGCCGAGCCCTAGAATTAACTGCTGAACTCTTGCTGCCATGATTTAATCCTTCTCTGGCTCCGCCAGGGTAACTTGCTCTTCCGCGGGTCCGTCGGCGTCGCCAGGGCGAGGTCCGGATTCCGCGAGGACCTGCTGATAGCCCTTCACCATGTACGGAATCACCGCCTCGGAAGTCGCTTCGACTTCAACCTCATCGCTGGTATGCGGGTGGCGCATACGAATCTTTTTAACCGTCTTGCTGTCGTCCATTTTTAGTTGTCTCCAATCTCGGGGAACACAAACTCCCCGCGGAAAATATCAATCTGGTCCTCATCGAGCAGGTGGGCGATGCTCGGGTTATCCATAATGTCCAGCTCGGGAAGGATGTTGGTGTACCGGATGTTCACCGTAGAAGTGGATGGCACTGCATTGCAGATCGTCCACCAAAGATCCTCGTACCCAACCGGTTCAACAATGCCGGCGGCGTTGCCCATCCGCAGGTAAACCGCGATCCGGTGCTTCCAGATCGCGTACCCGCTGAAATTGCCGCCTTGCGTGCCTTCCCAGACCACCAGGATGGATGGCGCCGGCATCTTGTAAATCGTCTCCGCCAGGCGCAATTCCTGACCGAGGAGATAGTGGTAAGCCGCGATCCGGACAATGGGTCCGTCCGGACCGTCGGCCGTCATGGCGCTGGCCAGCGCCGGTATGGCCTGGAGCGTCGCCACAACGGCGTCGGTGATTGTGCCGGGGTTCAGCATTAGGTGATTCGCAGCTTCAGTACGGCTCCGCCGTAGATGTCCACGGGCGCGCCCGTCACGACGTAATTAGCGCCGTTATAGGTCACCGTGTCACCCGCTTGCGGAGCCGGGGTGATGATGGCGATGTTCACGAACAGCTTGACCACCGATCGCTGAACGCCGGGATACAAGTTCTCCGCGGTCGCGTCCTCCATCTCGATGCAGGAGATAGGCACGGGCCCCGATCCGGTCTGCGGGATCAATACCGCCGCAACCGGAAAAGCGTTCAGCGCCGCCATCATCACGTTCTGAGTCAGCGCGGCCCAGAGCGTTGGATTGGGAGCCACGGGCCTACAGCGTGACCTTTTGAATCACGTTGGGCTTGAGGCAGATCGGCAGAGGATTGCTCTGGCACTCGATCTCGATACCCTTGTCGTAATCGAGATACCGCTGCTTGGCGTAGAAGGCGAGGCCTTCGGTGTTCACGGTCTCCATGTAGTCCGCCGGCGCATAGAAGGTTTTGAAGACCCGCGTGCCGATCGGAAACACATAAGCGGAGCCGGCGTCCACCAGCAATTGATTGGCGCCCGTCGAGTCGGTCACGGAACCCGTATAGTTGACCCAGGTCACGCCGCCGAAAGAGAAGCCCTTGATGCCGGCGCTGAACAGACCCGCCGCGTTAGGCTGCACCGTCGCGCCCGAGTAGTCCTCGGACAGGTTCTGCCCGTTGGCGTTTTGGAAATAGGTGAAAGCAACTTTCACGTTGGGGTGAGAAGTGAAAGCGTCATAGAACGTGTCCGAACAAATGGCCACCATGCCATTCATCAGCTCGCCGCGCAGCGCCTGCAGGATGGTCCGCTTGGTTGTGGCAACCATGCCCATGATGTTGGTGGTAGCCGTCGCCAAAGCATAGGACGCAACCTGCTGGGTTAGCCCGAAATCGGCATAGATGTTCAGGATCAGGTTGCCCAGCCCGTCGTAGACCATGCCGCCGCGGAGCACGCCGAGGCGCATCCATTCGAGGGTCTGATCGAGCTTGAGGCGCATTTCGATCATGCGCTTGCCCATCGCATATTGCGCATCCTGCACCGCATCGGAGCCGGGACGCCGGCGCGATTGCAGATCGGCCGCAAGGATCTGATCGTTAATGGGGAAGTGAGGCAGGTTGTACGAGTGAGTCGAGGCCAGCTTCGTCTTGTTGGCGACGCCAGGTCCGCCCCATTGCGACTGCGGAATCAGTTGGTTTGAGATCGGGTCGAAATCGACGGCGACGGTACGGGTGTTGATGCCTTCGTCGAGAAAGAGGCCCATGGCGCCGAGCCGGCCGTATTGCGGAGTGATGTCGTTGACGGCATCGGTCAGGGACACGACGCCGAAAGCGTCTTGGGTAAAGATATTGAGAATGTTGACTGACATGATGTTTTCCTTGTTTTCCTTATTGGTGGGGGCGCGCGCCTACACGCCGAAAGCTGGCTCCGTCTTCATGCCGGCGGCGAGCAACTGCGCGGTGCCGGCGACGATCTGCGCGGCGCTCATGCCGGCGCTCCAGACCAGGCCGGTGGATTTGAGAACTACCGGGCCCCGGGTGAGCGCGACAAATGGCGTGTCCGCTGTGAGAGGGGCGGTAATGGGCGCCAGAAGCACGGCCGCGGCGTATTGCGAGCCGTCGATTGCGGTCGGGTTCAACTGCACGTACTTCGATATGGTGGTGACCGTGACGGTGAAAGCGTCGCCAATTACGAAGTCGCTGGCGTGGATGGTAAGCAGCGCGAACTTGATTTCGTCCGTCCAGGTAGCGGGCGTGGTGATCGCGGAAACGATGGTCCCGAGGACCTTGCCTTGCGGATCGTATACCTGGAACGTGCCGGCGTCCGCGGTTGCCTTGATCAGCACGACGCGATACGTGCCGGGCCTCGCGTCTTCAAGCACCGGGGTGGTGGCATCCACAATAAGCGTGCCAGTGCCGGTGTTTGCGCCGGCCACGCCAGCGCCTGCAGGGGCGCTAACCGATGAGCCAGTCGTGGACTTGCCAAGCACCTGGCCGATAGAGCTGATGCCGGTGCCATTTGCGACCGTGATGACATCCCGGTCGAAGTTGATTTTCTCGCCGATCTCGGAGAGGATTACATCTCCTACGCGGCCCAGTTCAGTGATTGTCAATTTATTTGCCACCTTTCTGCCCGAAGGCCCGTGCGCCGATTTCGCTCAGCACGTCTTTCCACGGCTTGGCTTTCCCCAGCGCCGCGGTCTCTTGGGTTTTCTCGTTCCGGAGCAGCACGCTGGGATCGATCTCGGTTTTCTTGTCTTCCGCGACCTTCTCAGCCATCAGAATGGCGCTGACTTCCGCCACGGTCTTTCTTTCCGCGATGAAGTCGGCCGCCCTGCCCGGCTTGCCAGCGATCGCGCACACAGCCGCGATCTGGCCCGCGGCCGCGAAGCCTTCGGCCGTTGCCTTTTTCGTAATCGCGTCGATATCGGGCGCGACGGCCGCGGCGACTCCCGCCGCGGGTAATGCCGTTTGTGTTTCAGCCATAGTTCCCTCTGTTTGTGAATTAGCGGAAGATCCGAAATTGAAGCCTGGAATGATTGGAGTTTTCGGCTTCTGCGCTTCCGCGCACAGATCCGCCCACGCCATATCTAAATCTCCTGAAGCGTCCGCCAGTCCGGACGAAATCGCATTGGCCGCGCCGTAGAACATGCGCGCGCCCATGGTGACGATGGCTTGCGGCGTAATTCCCCGCCCTTTCGCCACCGCTCCTACAAACTCTCCGTACAGTCGATCGATCTCGGCCTGCATCGTTTCGCGGGCTGCATCTGTCAGCGGCGCGAGTGGACTGCCGGCGGTCTTGTCTGTGCCGGCAGATAGCTGGGTTGCCTTGAGGCCGGCCTTTGTCAGCGCTCCCGAAACGTCCATGTGTATGCAAACAATTCCGATGGAGCCCACGCCGCCGCTGATTTTCGGGAGGTAGATTTTATTGGCTTGCGACGCTAACAGATAAGCCGCCGATGCCGCCGTGGTGCCAGCGACGGCATAGACAGGTTTCTGCTTGGCCGCCGATGCCACTACTGCGGCCGTTTCGAAAGCGTTATCGCACTCGCCGCCGGGGGAGTTGATGTTCAGCAGGATGCCGGTTACGTTCGGATCCAGGGAGGCAATCTTGACGTCACGCTGAATGTCGCCATACGTTGTTCCGCCCCAGCTCCACGCGTCGTTAGTCAGAACCCCCGAGACGTCGATGATGGCCACGCCGTCCTCGATCCGGTACGGCGCCGCGTCGCCGAAATACTCCGACACGTCCTGCATCCGGATCAGCGCCGGCCGCGCGCCGATCCGCTCGGTGATCTCTTCGACTCTGGTCATGGCTTCTTCTTTCCCGGCTTCGCCGGCGGCTTGCCCGGCGCGCCCTTGGCTGGCGCCGCCGGCGTTGGCGGCTCGGAGCCATCGGCCGGCACGGCGGGTCCGGCCTTAATATCGGCGTTATCGCCGGGCGAATCCTGGATGTTGACTCGCGAATTGCCGTACACCGGCTCGATGCCCAGGCGCGCCTCGCGTTCGTGATCGCGCGCGATCGCGGCGTCGTTTTCTTCGGGGTCCCTGCCCAGCGCGGTGATTTCCGCTTCCCTGCTGGTCAATGCGGATTCAATCTTTTTGCGGATCGACTCCACGTCGGCGATCGGGTCGGTCCATTCCCACGGCTGCGCAAGCCATTCCACGTTCAAGTACTCCTCGGGATTCTTGCGATAGTCGGCCGCGTCGATCACGCCGGCGAGCGCGGCCGCGTCCAGCCACGCGCGCCACACCGGCCGGCAGAACTGATGCACCATCACCGAGTGCTGGAATTGCTTCCAGATGCGCTTCAGCGCGATCAGGCGGATCCGCGCGCTGGCGAAGTTCACCTGGTTCATATCGCCAGTCGCCATCTCGTAGGTAATGCGGAGCACCGTTGCGATGGTCCGGTTCTGCTCCCGCTTGTACGCCTCGTACGTGCTGGCTACGCCAGGGTGAGAGTAGAAATCGAACTCTTCGCCGGCGTTGGTATCGAGAATGTTTACCTGTCCCGGTTGGGACTCGACATACGCCGTGCCGGCCGGCGCTATGTCTGTACCCACGGTGCCTGTCGCGCCATTCAGCGGATCGTCCGGAGTCAGCGTCTTTTTCCAGCCGAACAGATACGCCCCGAGTTTCTGGCGCATGCGCTCGGCGTCGTCGTAATCGTCCACGTCGGAAAGCTGAACGAGGATCGGCGCCAGGGCCGTGATGCCCCTGATCTGGTTGCCACGAATGAACTCCATCACGTGCAAAACGCTGCCCGCCGGTACACGCACAACTTCAAACGCGTTAGGCCACAAGGTGCTGTCCCCGGGATGTTCCCGGTAGAAGTGATACGCCACCCGCTGGTGGCTTTGGTCGAATTCAATGCCGGCGCGGATCAGGTTCGTCGGCGAAGCCATATCGCCGGTCATGCGCCAGAACGCCAGTTGCTCCGGCTCGATGATGTCGATCTGCATCGGCACGCGCAGGCCGGTGCGCGACAGATCGCTGGCGAGGCGCGGCCGAAGGCGCGCGAAGGCCTCGCCGGCCTCGACCATGTTCCGGCAGATCAAGGATTCCTGGAGGTAGAAATCCTGCAAGCTGTCCGGCTTCCCGTCCGGGCCAATCCTACGCGCAGCGCTTGACTGCGCTGTCCACAGGTGGAATTCCTGTTCGAGCGTCCTGCGAATATCCGGATCCTTATGCTTCGAATGCGGCCGTATTCCGGTACCCACCACCTCGGCCACGAACGACGTGATGCCATTGGCCGCCATCGGGTTGTCCATCGCCGCCTTGCGTGCCCGGGCAAGCAGCAAGGGGCCGTCCGCCAGCGCCAGGCTGCTCACGCCGCGCGTGCTGCTGCCGACGCTGATCATGCGCCGGCCGTTGGTGGCCGCGTTGTAGCCGGACGTGTTGTACGTCACTGCGCCGGGCTTGCCTTTGATGGCTGCTACGAGGTTTTTGAAATAGCCCATGTTCAGATGCCGATGCCCTTGCCGCCGTACAGAAAGAACGTTCTTGTCTTTGGCGTGGGATTTACAGGCGCATCCGTTGCGTCGGGATAGAGTCCCGTGAAGTACGAGATCGCGTCTCGGATATCCGCCACGGTCCGATAAACCAGCCTTTTGCCTTCAAACGAGACTTCGGCCGTACCGAGCGCGAGTGATCCTTCAAGCTGGGCGATGATCGCGTCGAGATTTGCGGTTAGGTAAGGCATGAGGTCTTTCGAGGGGGGGGATGGGACGGCGAGGTTCTGGCCAATCCGGTCAAACGGCCAGATTGGCCAGATCAAGAATCCGGCGTTATGTAAAATCGGTGCG